TGATTTTTAATTGTTTCGCATATTCTTCTAGTGGCACACCTAATTTTTTAGCGATTGCTACCTGAGAGGGCGTGAGTCTCACAGTCTTGCGACCAGTATTTGTACTTCGCTTCGCACTAGCTACTGTCTGTACGGGTTTGGTCGTTTCCCCTTTGCTAGTATTATTAGCAAATTTGTGGGGGAATTCAAGTCTTATTCTCTTATCTATTTCAGAATAATACTCATCAGATTGAGGGTCATAACCTTCCTCTTCTGTTAACTTTTTATGCAAATCAAAAGCAGTATACGTCATAGCCGTATCTTTTCCAAACCAAGTGTTTCTAGAAGCCCAGTCTTCAGCTTTTGGATCCGGTGTTGGTTCTACTGCTTGTTGTCTATTTAAGTTAATTTCAGGTCTAACCTCTGTAGATTTTCTAGAATTAAACTCTTCGTGAGCAACTTTAGTCTCTTCGAGTTTAGCTTTCTTATAACCTAACTCAGATATAGCAGTTAAAGCTTCAGATTCAGCTTGTAAATCATTTGCTTCTCTAGCGGCTGCAAGTTTAGCCTGTGCTGCCTGGATTCCTGATGTAATACTATCTTCTGTAGATTTTAGGTATCCGGGTTCAAGCTTCGAGATTTTGGCTTCAGCTTCTCTCTTTGCTTTAATTTGAAGTTCAGCATAACTTAAAGCTTCATCTTTTTGTCTCTCGGCTTCTCTCCATTTATGAGTTAATTTAGCTATTCTTCTTTGAACATCTTTACTATAGTTTTCTAATTCTTTGTCTTTATCTTCTTTCTTATCTTCTTTAGCTTCAACTTCTGTTGAAGTTTCTTCAGCAGCTGTTTCTACTTCTGGTTTTTCATTTTCAGTTTCTGGAGAATCATTTTCTAATTCTACATCAACCTCTGGACCAGATGTATCTATATCTACTGTTTTATTTTCTTCTACGTCAGGCATAGTTTATCTCCTTCTATGTTTTAATATTGATGAAGTATATCTTCAGGGTTGTCGATGGATGCTAAAACTTCATCATCATTTAGCAATCTTACTTCCCCACCATCTATCTGGATTCTTGATCCAGCATATCTTGCAAAAATTACCCAATCACCTTTTTTACACCAAGGTCCATCAGGATATCTTTCTTTGTCTTTATAACAATCAGGTCCTTGTGCTAACACAAGTCCACAAGTTGATCCAACTTGTTGTCGTTCTAAAGTTTCTTGTCCAAAATATAATCCACCTTTTGTTTTCTCAGGCATTTTAAATGGAAGAATTAACATTCTCCATCCAGTGGGTCTTGGTAATTTTGATGATTCTTTTGATTTTAAACGTTCGTAACCTTCAACTTCTTTTTTATTAGCTTCTGCATTTTGTTTTTCGTATTTATCTAATAATGCAGATTTAGTCTTTGGGGTCTCCGAATCGGATGACGTTTGTGAGATCTTGTTCTCTTTCAGTATCATTTTTTTCCTCCCTAGGATTTAGCAGGCTTGATATTTCCTGTGATATTTTTAAATAGGCATGTGCCTGTCCCATCATATACTTATATTTTTCCATATTGTCAATACCACCACCAATCATGGCGTCTCCAATATTTTGATAGTTTTCTTTTAAGTATTTTTGGATTTTATTTATTATAGTTAATTCTTCACTTAACATCTGCTATTTTACCTTTGTTATTACCTTTCTTGATTACATATTTCTGTGTACCATTCGCACCTGTCTCTACCTCTTTGCGAAGGTCTTTAAATAAGTTTTTTTCCTTATTTTCTTTTTCTTTTTTTTGAAGAAAAGATTCTATTGTTTTTGAGTCTCTCATAAATACTAGGTATAAAGGTATCAAAAAAATTGTCAATAGCACCAAATATTGTGTACATAAATTTATCTATCATTTACTACCACCAATGTAACCACCAATAACTCCAATTAAACCTGTAACTGACATTTTCATAAGTACGATTATGCTGTCATCTATAGGTCTATCTTCTTTAACAGCTACCCAATAGTCTCCAATAATAATGATACCTAATAAAATTAGAACACCTGTTGTAATTAATAATATAACTATGTCTTTAAAATTTTTAATCATTAGCAATTCCACTTTCTAAGTGACTTATTAATTCTTGAATTTGGATCTCTTGCAGTCTTAGCTGAAGTGAGTCTCTTTTTCATACCCTTCATTCTAGCACAAAATGACTTACGTCTTTTAGCTGCTTTAGATCCTGCTTTTAATTTTGATGGTTTAGTTGTAACGGCAGTTTTTAATTTAGAACCAGGATTAGCACGTCTATAAGATGCAACGCCTTTTTTATTTAAACCACCACTAGGTGATTTACCTTCTTTTCTTTGCCACGCTGGTGATGCCATTATGCTTTACTTTGTGATTTTTTAATTGCTTTAGCAGTTGGTGCACCTTTACTTCCAGGTTTTCTCATCTTTTCACCTGAACCCGCAGCAATTCTTTTTTTCTTCTGTTGAATATTATACCAAAGACCTTTCTTTGCCATTTTTCCAGATTTAGTTTTATGCATTTTACTAGACATTTTTAGTTCCTTTCTTTTTTGGTTTTCTAGTTAATTTACTCATAGGTGATTCATATTTAACCTTATGACCTTTTTTAAAAGGTACTTTGGATTCTAATTTTTGAAAAATTTTACTTGTTCCTTTTAAACTCATTATCTTTTTCTCGCTTTACCCCAACCTTTGATTTGCATGCAACCACCATTTTTAGCAGTTACTCTATTTGGGTCATATCCAAATTTTTTTGCAAGTTCTGGTTTCTTTTTAGCTAGTTTAGCTAGACCTGGATTCTTACTTTTACTTATTGTTTTTTCCATATTATTTCCTCTTTATTAAATCAGTTGCTTTTAATCCGTATACAGATGCTATGACACCTACAAAAATTGTTTGGTACCAAAATGGTAGCTGTGAAAAATATTCGAAGAACAATTGCATCTTTTCCATAGCTGCCGGGTCATCCGAAAACACTGCCCACGATAATAACGCAATTGGAGCCGAAAGTAAAATCAAAATAAATTCGTCTTTCCAGTCCGATTGCCTTGCTTCTAATAATTTACCTTGATATTCAGCTTCTCCGTTTGCCATTTTCTCTGCATGACGCATTTGTGCGTCTGCCATGAGCATTTTAGTCTTTTGACGGTTCTTAAAAATGTGAGAACCAGCTTGAACAGCTAATTTTATTGCACCAAACCACATTATTCGTTGCCACCTCTAAAAATTTTAACTTTTGGCATCATATTTTGTTGATTTTTCATCATTGAATCAACATTTGGAATAGTTTTTGATAAAATTGTCTTTTCAATTGATGTATCAGCTCTTAATTTTGCCAATTCTTCGTTCTGTTCTAGTTTTTCATCTTGATTTTGTTGATTCATCATTGCTTTCATCTTATCAAGGTCCATTCTATCCTTAGCTTCAGTAGCTTTTCTATCATTTTCCATAGCTCTGAGGTCTAATTCTCTTGATCTTAGTTTTGCAATCGGGTCATTATCAAATTGTGAAGTGATTTTCTTCTCTTCATTCATAAATTCTTCCATCATTTCAGCAATTAGTTGTGCTTTTCTTGATTCAATACCTTGTTGTAACTGCATTGCTTGCATTTGCATCTGTTGTGCAGCTTGTGGATTCTGTTGTGCTACCATTTGCATCTGTTGTTGCATCATTTGTAACTGTTGTAATTGTTCTCTCATCTCTAATTCAATTTGTTCTTGAGCCATAATACTAATATGTTCAAAAATATTCTTTTCTAAAGATGCCATAACCATTGGATTGTTTCTTGCCATATTAGTTTCCATAAAACTTAAATGAGATTGTATATGTGCTCTATGGTTTTGACCTGGGAAAGCTTGAAATTGTTTTCCAGCTAAAGAATCAATGTGTTCTAACGCAGGATCTTTTGGCATAGGTTGTTGTGGTTTTATTAAAACCCCATCAATATTTTTTACACCTAAAGCTTCATACATATTTCTGTACGCTTGATACATGTTATGCATTTGTGGATTTGATGTTGCCAGTTGGAGTTCCGTTTGCGCGAGGGAAATACGCTGTGTTTGAGAAAATATGTTGGGGTCAGCAACTGGCAATATATCTACTCTATCATCAAAGTCAGATTGCATTATCATTCTTTGGCCCCCAACGACATCATACGGATATTGTTGTGGTAGATATAACTTGAATACTCTAGCCATAAGTTTGAATTCATTCTTAAGAGCTGAGTAAATTCTTTTGTGGATAGCTGACATGGTTCTTGAACCACGTTCTAATAATGCAACTGTAGTTCCAACTGCTGCTTGTTGATTGCCATCACCAACTTGCATATCTGCAATTGATGCAAATCTTTGACCTGCTTGAACGACTACACCCATCAAACTTAATAATGTTTGACTAGGTTCTTTAAACGGAAGCATCATAAATGAATCTCTTAAATTTCCACCCGGTGCGTCTACATCTCTAAACTCTCCCGGTTGAATTGATTGTGCATCGTCTCTAATTCTTATTCCTCTCATTTTAAAACCAGCTGGCAGATTAGATAACGTTCCCGCATCTAAGAGCTGTCTTAAAGCTGCGGTCGCTGTTCTAGACAGTCCACCAATCATGTGGATTAGACCGAAACCATAAAACCCTAAACCCGGTAAAAATTTAAAGTGTACAAAATAATTTACTTTTTTCTTTTGAGGATCACCTGCTTCGTAGTTTCTTCTAATAGATAAAATTTCTCTTGAACCTTCTTCAAGAGTTACAATGTATGGAAGTTTAATTCCTGACGGCTCACCAGTCTCGGGATTGACATCTTCAAAACCTTCGATATCTAAATTCACGTGACATTCTAGAAGAGTATATAAGTCATCATTCTTAGTTTTAGTTACTCCTTCTAATTCTCTTTCCTTTTTCTCAACTTCAGATTCTTTATCTTGAGGTGCAGCTAAATCTATATCTCTATAGAATCCTGCTACTTGTTGTTTTCTTAATTCGTTTTCAGAAATTTTTACTTTGTGGATGACTGCTTCCGCATCGTCTAATGAGGTAGCCGTATACGGAACCACTAAGTCATCAGCCGGTACAAATTTTGATACCGCTCTACCTTCTACTTCATCATAATAAACTTTTTTAAAAGTTGATCCCGCTAGTGGAAGATGAAATAACATAGAATCAAATTCAGGTTCATACTCTTTCATTTGATCCATGATTTGATAGTTCATGAAATCTTTAACACGTGCTGCCTGTTGAACTTTTTCTGGAGTTTGTAATCCAATAATTTGTGTTCTTACTGGTCCATCTGAAGGAAGCAATTCTTTATACGCTAACGCTTGAAATTGTGTAACCGCTTCTGCAAGAACAGGGTGAGTTGCACCAGATGCTCCTTGAAAAGGTTCTGTTCTTTGATCGTATTTAAAACCTAATAAATCTAAACCTTGTGTATAAGTTCTTTCCCAATCTTTTCTGGACATTGAGTAGTCCATATATTTTTGATTTAAGTCTGAACCTAATGCACCTAAAACATCATCAGGTAAAAAGTCAGCAAGGTTTGTATAATGCTCATCACCACCTTCAGGTGTAGCTGCAGCTGGATCTAAATTAATATCAACAGATCCATCTTCGTTCTCTTGAACTTCAACTGGACCAGGAGCATCTTGTTGCTCTGATACTTCTTCAATTACCTGTTCTTGAATTTCTTCTTCACCAGGTATTTCAAATTTTTTTCTTGGCTCGTTTGGTAGAGCCTTGTCTATGTCTGCCATTTATTTTCTCCGTATGTTTTACTACCTTAACAGTATTATATGAAATATTCAAGCCTTGTGAGCTAGGTCCTGACTTTGGTGGCGGGCCACTCTTCTTTCCTTTTGAATACATTACTTTTTACCCTTTTTAAGATCGTTTTCTATTTGCTCTATTATCAATTGTTCTAATTCCTCTTTTGAATAGATTCCATCATCCATAGTGTTTGGTTCAACACCATCATAAACATCTTTCATTTTACCATCCTGATCTGCATAAGCTGTGTACTCATCATATTCCGGTTCAGTTTCACCAGTCAATTTACCTTTTTTAATTTTTGGAGACTTTGGATTATATGACATATATTCTTCAGATACTTTTGCATCACCATAATCTGTAGCCATAAATCTATCTTTTGCAATTTCTATTTGTCCATCTTTTCCTTCATACATTCTATAATCTCCATAGTCATATACATTTGAATATCTTTTTTGATCAGATGGCATTAATTTTTCAGGTTCTACTA